GCGTTCACGCTGCACGTCGCGGTCGGCGTCCTGATCCTGCTTCTTCAACATCAAGTTCTGCTGGAATTCGCGTTCCTTCCGCTGGAGGTCGCGTTCCTTCAAGGCGAGCTCTTGGGCTCGGAGCATTACAAGCGGATCGCCCTGCTGCTGCGGAGTTAGGCTTTGTACCAGCTCCGAAGTCATCTGGGATGCGATCTGCGAGGCACGTGCAAGCACTTGGGCTTCCATCTGTGGGTTCGGTTGCTGTTGCTGCGGCATCATGCCCGGGAGCTGTTGCTGCTGCGGCATCTGTTGAGCCATCTCCTGCTGCGCCATCGCACGAGCTTTCATGCTGATGTGTTGCAGGATGTTGCCCATCATGTTCGCCATGACCTGCGGTACAGCCTGCACCAGCGGGGTTTGCATCATCGCCAAGTGTGCAGCGATGTGTGCGTCATGGTCTTCAGCTTCATGGGCCTGAATAGGTTGCCCCATCAACGCACGACTGTTCTCTTCAGCGGGGTCAGACGGTGTGGGTTTCGGCGGTGGAGGCAAGATTTGCTCGATGTTCTGTACACCGAGGGCTTCGTACATACGGCGGAACGCTTCGTGCAGGTTGTGCATCTGCGGGTTAGTCTGTGCCAACTGCAACTGCGCCTGCGCCAGCGTGACACGCTGCGCCATAGAGAAGATGTTGGGGTCAGCGATCGGTAGGATATCGATCCGATCGTCAAAGTCCTGCCCTGCGGCTTGCGGCTGTACGCCCAGTACTTCGTATGGGTACTGCTGCGTGGTGTCGCGGAAGATACGCGCAAGGATTTTGAATTCGATTTTCTGTGCGTTGTACAGGCGCTTGTGGATGGCCGACATGACTTTCGTGCCACGCTCCATCATCGCCATGGTTGTACCCACAGCCGCCGTCTGATCGCCTTCACCGACCTGCATGTCTGCAATCGCAGCAAAGCGTTGACCTGCACCGACCAAGAAGCCCAGCAAGTTGGACAGCGTCGGTGACGGTTCTTTGTACGGCAGCGGCATGATGGCTGCACGCAGGTCACCGCCCGGTGCATCCATGTCACGGAACTCACCCGGTTGCAGCGGAACGTCGCTGTCCGAGATGCGCACGCCACGGGTCTTGAACCCAGCAGGCAGATTGCTGAACGTACCGGCGTCGATCAACTGACGCAGCAGTGAAGTGGCTGCACGCGACAGACCACCGATCATGTGTACCAAGCCAAGGCCATAGAAGCCCAAGCCCGGTAGGAATTTGTAGTGCGTAAAGTACTGCACCGGCATGCGCTTGAGGTCGCCCTCGCGCCAGTTGCGGCGGATAGACAGAATCTCAGCGCTGTCTTCGTCGATGGTTACGATGTACGGCAGTGCAATGCCTGTCGGTTCACCGTCTTCACCTTTGTCTTCAAAACCCGGAATGTCTAGGTAGGTGTGTACTTCGAGAATGCTAAACGCTTCATCGCTTGCACCCGGACGTACGCCTTCGGCTTCGTCTTCTGCCTCGCCAATGTCACCACGGGTGATCTGAGACGGACTGAGATCGATGTCACGATAGAAACCGTAGACTTGGTTCTGACGTAATTCGTTGGCTGTCAGGTTCAGGACGTGGGTAACCCGTTCGGCGGAAGCGATGTCTGTCGCAGAGTAGGAAACGACAAGATTCTCGACCGGAACAAAACTAGAAACTGCCCGTCCTTTGGCGTCGTCGAAATATGTCTTCTTGAATGTCGACCCCGCAAGTGGAAGATGGAACAACATCTGGTCCATATCCGGGTCGTATTCTTCCATGACATGAACGATCTGATAGTTCATGTACTCCTTGACGCGATCCGCCTGAGCTATACGCTCCGGTGTTGGCAAACCCACGACCTGAGTGCGTACCGGGCCACCGGCCGGTAACAATTCTTTGTACGCTTGCGCTTGGAACTGTGTTACGGCTTCCGCAAGAAGCGGATGGGTGACACCAGAAGCGCCTTCAAACGGTTCAGTGCGTTCTTCGTACTTGAAACCAAGGAGGTCCAATCCATTGACATAGCTTTGTTCCCATTCTTCTCTCGAGGCTCGGTCATTGTCGTAGCCTTGGAGCAATTCGCCTGCGATGCTGGCGAGGTCTCGGTCATCCAGCACTTCAGCCAGATTTGCATTGTGGTTTTGTAACGCAGCGGCAAGTTCGAGATCCGAAGATTGTGGTTCGAGGTCGATGGTCACACCACCGTCTTCGTCCTCAACCATGTAGTCCGGCAGTTGGTTTGTCGGAATACCTTCGAACATCGGGTTCTCTTCGGTGAGATCCGTTTCAGAAGGATTGCCTTCGACTTCGATGTCGATAACATCGTCAGTAATATTTTCAACAGCCATTAATAATAGGCCCTTCTAGTGCGAACCACGTCTTCCCAATGGTCTGACGGGTCTGTTACGAATCCACCCTGACGGAATCGTAGAATAGCCTGTGTAGTCGAGTCAACCAAGTCATCGTGATCACCGTTCGGAAACGCTGCACATTCTTCTATAAGCTCGTCAGCCCATCTCGTTGCCGGTGCCCAGATCTGACCGGACTCCAACAGCGGTGCACAGGCATGCACACGCGTCATTTTGTCGTTACCACGACTCGGGGTGAAGTTGGTGACGGGGATTCCCATCTGCCGTAGTTCGTATGTCAGCGGTAGACCCGAGGCCTTGGCTTCGATCAGCACCATATCCGGGTCCCACTCCAGATATTGCTCGTGCGCGATGCGCTTGAGGTCTGGAAACTCCCATCGGCCCTTCTGCATGTCGAGCAAAATCAGATTGGGACTGCCGAATTCTTTGGGATGGAACACACCCCACGTCGTAATCGCTGAGTAGTCGGCCGTTTCCTTCTTGGAAAACGCCGTATCGTAGCTTTGGAGGATGTAACTGACCTCCGGCGGCCGGTCGATGTTCTCCCAGACCTGCCACCATTCGCGTTTGAGGATGGATGCGCTGTCTGCCGTCGGCTGTTGGAGCCACTGGGCGTTCCACTTCTGGGGTGACAGCGACGCCTGAACGCCTTTCAGCTCCTCGAGCTTCCAGAATTCAGGCCACAACGGCTTGCCACTGGGCAGAATCGCCGGAAACTCGACGACTTCCCACTTATCCGCACGCTCATCGGCGGCTTGGGCCTTCAATACTTGGCCGGTCAGGTCCTTTGTGGACCATCGGGTCATCACCAATACGATCGTTCCGCCCGGTTGGAGACGCTGACGAGGGCCAGATGTGTACCACTCGTAGGCAGCATCGAACGCCGTCTCGGAAAGGGCGTCCTGCTCGGAGTGCGGGTCGTCGATGATCAGCAGATCCGCGCCACGACCGGTAATTGCGCCGCCCACACCGGCTGCGAAGTACTCACCACCGGCATCGGTTTCCCATCGGCCGGCAGCCTGAGAGTCGGCACGCAGTCGGGTCTCGGGGAACAGGGCGTGATAGTCGGGTGAATCGATCAGGTGCTTCATCTTACGGCCGAATCGGGTCGCCAATTCGCCGGTGTGCGTTGCCTGAATGATCTTGAGGTTCGGTTTGTGGCCCAGAATCCACGCGGGGAAGAGGAACGATGCGAACTCGGACTTTGAATGTCGAGGTGGCATGTTCACGATCAGACGTTTGATCGTCCCATCACGGATGCCTTCGAGCTTTTTGGCAAAGACCCGGTGGTGTTTCCCCTCGATGAAGTTGGGGTACACCATCTTTACGAAGGACAAGAAGCTATCGTGCGCCTGTTCGCGCAGCTTCAGTTGTTCAAGTTGGTTGGTGAGAGTAAGGATCTCTCGCGCTGCTTCTTCCGGTAGCAACGAAACGTCGATAGCCATCTTTTAGCTTTTCATATTACCTAACACATCGATGTTGCTGATGTTGTACGGATCATATACGTTCCGTCGGTATTGGGTATTACCGATAACGTCAACAAAAGGGGTGCGTTCAAATTCTTGGTTCTTTGCCCAGCTCAGGTAAGCGTTTTCGAGACGTTTACCGAAGGCGGAGTCCGGGGTTGTAAACTGAAACTGAGAAGATGAATACGGATCTTGAACGCCCAATTGTTTAAGCAACTGAGGGTTCTGCTTAATGATTCTTCCGATAATGCTCCCACCGAAACCACCGAGATCAAGCGTTGGCGTAGCGCTTGGCTGTGGCTGTGCCACGTTTTGGCCTTGAAGGACTCGCGCAAGCAAACCACCGATTCCGCCCTGCATAGGCTGCGGTTCTGGTGGAGCTGTGAGCTTCTTGTACTCTTCAGATTCCAAAAAACGCGGATCGATCTGCGTCCGTGTGTCTTCTTTGTCAGAGCCATAGGTCACTGAAGGAGCGGCTGGCTCTACGACCTTATTGACGTCTTTCAGAATCGAAGAAAAGAAACCCATTGCTATCTCCTATCAGACAATGCGCCGTAGAGTAGCGCAAAGTTTTCAATTTGCAAATACCCGACTATTTTGTAGGGTCAATAAGTTTTTGACTTTGCAAAAAATTTTTTTGACCCGATAACTTTACGAAATGGCATTTAGTGTGCGAAATCCTATTTTACCCCAAACACAGCGGCGTCTCCGACGGTCTTCGATTCGCCAGCCCAATCGGAAGCGCAGAAATCGGTTTAGGCCTCAGGACTCAAAAAGAGACAAAGGCGCAAGGCGAGACCTTGCCGGCCGGACTCTTTCCAGTGTAGGCCGATTGGTCTACACGGAAAGGCGCATAAGTAGATCTTATAGTATGCATAGAAAAGTCTAATGCAAATAGTATAAATAATGCTTGCAGTATGCATAGCACGTCTGTAACCTTGGCTTTGCCAAGGCGAGATGCGCTTGGCCTGTTCTTTAACCCTATAGAAAGGAGAATGCCATATGAGCATCAAAGACAAGGT